GGATATACACTAAATCTTGTAGGTAATGCTCAGTTTATAAAGAGCACAACGTCTACAGCAATGGTTGTAGGTCTAAGTGGAGTCACTGGCTCTATTATAAGATTCAGTTACAATGCTGGGTTTGTTGGTTCAATCTCAACTGATGGGTCAACTACTGCATACAATACTTCTTCTGACTACAGATTGAAAGAGCAGGTAAGACCTATTGATAATCCACTAGAGAAAGTAATGAAATTAAATCCTGTTAACTTTAAGTACAAAAGTTCTAAGACTGTACAGGATGGATTCATTGCACATGAGATACAGGAGATACTACCGTACCTTGTGACAGGTGAAAAGGATGGAGTAGAAATGCAGGAAGTAGACTACTCTAAGCTAACTCCTATACTAATTGCAGCAATTAAGGAACAACAGAAACAAATAGAAGAACTAAAAAATAAATTACCATGAAAACTATTGAAAGCGTATCCATCTGGGACAACGGACAAGTACTAGAGGCGAAGATTCTAAATGCATATTGCATTAATGACAATCTAAGTACCTCAGGAACATTTTACTATCAGCTACTCTCTGAGACTGTAGACCTAGCAGTTGGTCAGCAGCTTACTCAAGGGAATCTGACTATGACTGGAGAAGAGTATCAAGCATGGCAGACAAATGAGTATGCCTATGACTGGGTAGCAGCACAGCTGAACCTAACCATCACAGGTGACTATGTACCTCCTGTGCCACCTGAGCCTACTCCTGAGCCTACTCCTATTGTTGAAGAGGCTATTGCAGAAGAAGTATAGATTGCTTAGTTTTACGAAACTTAAATTAAATCAAATGGAAATCAAGAAAAAGTACAAGGACCTCAACGTGCTAGTGGCATCAATCAACGCTGTCATTGGTGGTAAAGAAACAAAAGTTCAGCAGAAGCTTGTAAAAATCTACGAGAAGTTCAAGGCTCACCATGAGTCCTATAACGCTCAGCGTGATGAGTTACGATTGGATAACGCAGCAACTGACGACAAGGGAATCTTATTAGTAGATGAGAAAGGAGAATACAAATTCACTAAGGATGGGATTAAAAACCTAACCAAAAACATTCAAGACTTGAATGAGAAGGAATTTGATTTCAAACCTATTGAAGTTATCAATACAAAAGGTCTAGAGGGATTCTTATTCCTTCAGGATTGGACTACAGGGATTCCATTTATTGAAGAGCAGGAAGAAGAACTGTAATGGAAATTCGTAAAATATCAATAGGGCCTGACTACAAAGGTGGTGCTATGCACTACCTCGTAGGGCAGAAGGTTCTAGGTGATACATACGAAATAGAGGCTATCCTTCTTAATACTGACTTAGGGTCAATACGTATCTATATTAGAAACGAAAAGAATGAGACTTTAATGTGGAAAGAGTTTAACTCTACCATTCCCGTTTCTATTGAATATAACATCAATATCTAATGAGGTCTCCGTTCTATTTCATAGCAAAACCTGTGAATGGAAAGCGGTACGACAACACCAAAGAGATAGGAGGAATTGATTTTATTGTTAGTACCTCTGAAGAGGACCACAAGTTCTCTAATCGTTTTGCGCAAGTCGTTGAGCTTCCATTGCAATATAAGGGGCCAATAGAAATTGGCGACATACTTCTAGTTCACCACAATGTCTTTAAGTTTTATAATGACATGAAGGGTAGACAGAAAAGCGGAAAGTCATTCTTTAAGGATGATTTATTTTTTATAGAAACTGAGCAGTTCTTCATGTACAAACGTGATGATAAGTGGTACTCCTATGACCGCTACTGCTTTGTTAAGCCAATAGCAGCCACAGAAAGCTACATCAAAAAACCTTTCTCAGAAGAGCCCTTGATGGGCATTATGAAGTACCCGAATGAGTACCTCTCAACGCAAGGAATCAAGGAAGGAGACTTGGTTTGCTTTAGTCCTGACAGTGAATACGAGTTTACTGTGGATGAGGAAAAGCTTTATCGAATGTATGACCATCAAATAACAATCAAATTATGAGCGTAATAACATTTGACAACGTATTAAACAATCCAAAAGATTATGTATCAGACATTCACTTACACGGATTCCAAGATGTGGCAGATAAGCAGCACGTATTCAGAAACATACAACCTAGAGATGGTAACGATGACTTTGCCAAATTTGTTACTGAACTATTCCCTGATTATACGCTAGAGCTTAACTTCGTAAGAAAGTCCTCATTGAATCAGCAGGAGCCTAATTTTATCCATAGCGATGAGATGATGGGAGACTTAACGTGCATATTGTATTTGAATGAGCTGTCTCCAAGTGAAGACGGGACAACGATATATGATGAAGAGAAGAAGCCCTTAATCAGGGTGTATTCTAAATTTAATCGAATGGTTGCCTTTGAATCAAACCTATTGCATTCTAGAAACATATTCGAAAACTTTGGAGAAGACGAGTCGTCTAGATTAATTCAGGTTGCTTTCTTAAAATTAAAATGAATATGAACATAATACAGGTAGATTTTCCCTTCAATCAATATCTAAGCGAAGAGTATCCAAAGACTCAGGTGTACTTGCATCATACCGCAGGCAATCCAAATGGTGTTGGAACATTTGCTTGGTGGTCCTCTAACTCAGAAAGAGTAGCTACTTGTGTGTCTATATCAGGTATAGGAAAAGGATGTGTAGATGGTCAGATTGTTCAGGGCTTTAGCTCTAAGTATTGGGCATACCATCTAGGACTACAGAAAAGTATTTTTACTAACAGTAAGATTCCTTACAAGCAGTTGGACAAAAATAGTATAGGGATTGAGATATGCAATTGGGGAACATTAAAGCAGGTGAATGGAAAGTTTTATAACTACGTTGGTAGAGAAATGACTGATGGCATTATTAAACTAGACAAACCATACAAGGGATTCACTTATTTCCACGACTATACTGACGCTCAGATAGAATCAGTTAGGGAGTTGTTGTTGTTATGGAACAAGCGTTATGGCATTCCATTGGATTATAACGAAGATATTTGGGATATTTCAGCAAGAGCACTAAAAGGTGAGCCGGGTATATTTACTCACAACTCTGTTCGCAAGGATAAGACTGACATATATCCACATCCCAAAATGATTGAGATGTTAAAAAGTTTGAAATGAAAGACATAAAGCTCAGAATTATTGCTGCAGGGTACAAGGCTGTTGATGAGTTAATCAAAGTTGCTGAGGAGTGCGTTGTAAAAAGTAAGGATGAGGAGGGTGAACTTGCTGCTGATAGATTAAAGAATGCAGCTGCTACAAAAAAGTTAGCTATATTCGATGCCTTTGAGATTCTAAACAGAATAGAATCGGAGAAGGAGAACTTAGATTCAATTGACAAAGGCATAAGTAGAACAGATACCAAACAAGGGTTTGCAGAGCGAAGGTCAAAACAATAGTCTGTGTAGGGTAGTAAAGGATTACATTCCTCCTGCAGTTATCTCTAATAAGAATAGAGTGATGTCTTGGCTGTACGGGTATAATGAGCAGTACGATGTTATTGTAATATCTAAGAGCGGAAAGATAGGGCAGGTGGTAGAGATATCAGGATTAAAAATAGCTCTTCCTCCTACTCCTGAAAAGTGTCATCAAAGACACGAATCTAAATCTGAGCAGCATTGGGAGAGAGAAGAATTGCCAAGAGAATTATTTAGGATTCAATCTATATTTCAATGGAATGAAAAGCCAAAGGAGTTTAAAGACCAATGGGTGGATTACATTGAGCAGGAGTTTGACCGAAGAGAACAGGGGTTTTGGTATATGAACAATGGGGTAAAGACCTACATCACAGGTTCTCATTATATGTACCTACAGTGGTCCAGCATTGACGTTGGCTATCCTGACTTTAGAGAAGCGAATCGAATCTATTGGATATTTTGGGAAGCCTGTCGTGCAGACAATAGAAGCTTCGGAATGATATATCTAAAGATTAGACGTTCAGGATTTTCATTTATGTCTTCATCTGAATGTGTTAACATAGGCACTCTTGCCCGTGATGCACGTATAGGCATCTTGTCAAAGACAGGTGCTGATGCGAAGAAGATGTTTACAGATAAGGTCGTTCCAATCAATAGCCGTCTTCCGTTCTTCTTTAAGCCCATCATGGATGGCATGGACAAGCCAAAGACTGAGTTGGCATACAGGGTTCCAGCAGCAAAGATTACAAAGAAGAATATGTACGAGACTGACGATACTGATGTCGATGGTCTTGATACATCAATAGATTGGAAGAATACTGAAGACAACTCATACGATGGTGAGAAGCTATTGTTCTTGGCTCATGACGAATCTGCCAAATGGACCAAGCCTGTAAACATCAAAGAGAATTGGCGTGTAACCAAAACTTGTCTACGATTAGGTAGTAAGATTATTGGCAAGTGTATGATGGGTTCAACATCCAATGCGCTTTCAAAAGGTGGCCAGAACTATAAAGATATCTACGAAGACTCAAACGTAAAATACAGGAACGCTAACGGTCAAACCAAGAGCGGGCTGTACGCCCTATTTGTTCCCATGGAGTGGAACATGGAAGGCTTCATTGACATCTATGGTCACCCTGTATTTAAGAAGCCCACAGCCCCTATAAAAGGCGTTGACGGGAATCTAATTAACAATGGTGCAATAGACTATTGGGATGCTGAGGTTGATTCATTGAAGAGTGATGCAGATGCATTGAATGAATTTTATCGTCAGTTTCCACGCACAGAGTCTCACGCATTTAGAGACGAGAGTAAGTCATCCATATTTAATCTGACTAAAATATATCAGCAGATTGATTACAATGACTCAATGATTAAGGAGCACTATATTACTAGAGGGTCCTTCTCATGGAAAGATGGAATTAAAGACACTCAGGTGATTTGGACTCCCGACCAAAGAGGTAGATTTATTATGAGCTGGGCACCACCTAAACATATGCAAAACAATGTTCACGTACGTAATGGAATTAACTACCCCGGCAATGAACATCTTGGGTCATTTGGATGTGATTCATACGACATATCTGCTGTGGTTGGCGGACGTGGTTCTAACGGAGCGTTACATGGAATGACTAAGTTTCACATGGACGATGCTCCTGTAAATGAGTTTTTTCTAGAGTATATTGCAAGACCTCAAACTGCTGAGATATTTTTTGAAGAAGTACTGATGGCCTGTGTGTTTTATGGGATGCCTATCTTGGTAGAAAACAATAAGCCAAGGTTGCTGTATCATTTAAAGAACAGGGGCTACAGAGGTTTTTCAATTAACAGACCGGACAAACAGTTTGCTAAACTGACAAAGACTGAACGAGAGTTAGGCGGAATACCCAACTCATCTGAGGATGTGAAGCAATCACACGCATCGGCAATCGAGTCTTACATTGAGAAATTTGTAGGTCTAGATTTAGAAGGGAAATACAGAGAAGCTGATTTGATGGGCACGATGCCTTTTACAAGAACGCTTGAAGACTGGGCTAAGTTTGACATAAATGATAGAACTAAATTTGATGCTTGTATTAGCTCAGGGCTGGCCATCATGGCGAATCAAAAACACCTCTACATTCCTGAAAAAAAAGAATCGAAATTAATTATTAACTTCGCTAAATATAAGAACGAAGGGGTAATAAGTCAATTGGACAAATGAAGAATATAACAATCCAAATTAATTCAGTGTCTTTTCCTAGTCAAATAGCTACGGATGCTGAGAAGGCATCTGATACCTTTGGTTTACAAATAGGTCAAGCTATACAATATGAGTGGTTTCGTAAGGACGGGAACTCATGTAGGTACTATGGACAATGGCAAGATTTTCGCAGATTAAGATTATACGCAAGAGGCGAACAGCCGATTGGTAAATATAAAAATGAGTTAGCAATTGATGGAGACTTGTCTTATCTAAATTTAGATTGGACTCCTGTTCCTATTATACCAAAATTTATTGATGTAGTTGTCAATGGTATGTCTGACCGTTTATTCAAGGTTAAGGCATACGCTCAAGACGCTATGTCTCAAGCAAAGAGGAGTAAATATCAGGACCTGATTGAAGGTCAGATGATAGCAAAGCCTGTACTTGAAATTATTCAAGATGAAACAGGTGTGAATCCTTTTATGATGGAGCCTGACCAACTACCTCAAACAGATGATGAGCTATCACTTTTCATGCAGCTTAACTATAAGCCTGCTATTGAGATTGCTGAGGAAGAAGCCATCAACACAATCTTTGATGAGAATCATTACGATGACATTAGAAAAAGAATAGACTATGATTTGACTGTAATTGGCATTGGTATCGCTAAGCATGAGTTTCTTCAAGGAGCAGGAGTTAAGATTTCTTATGTAGACCCAGCTAATGTGGTCTACAGTTATACTGAAGACCCATTCTTTAAGGATTGTTTTTATTGGGGAGAAATAAAGACTCTTCCTATTGGTGAGCTAATGAAGATTGACCAATCGCTCACCAACGAAGACTTACAGCAAATAACGCAGTACAGCCAGTCTTGGTATGACTACTATAATGTGGCACAGTTCTATGAAAACAGTATGTTTTATAGGGACACCTGCACGTTGTTGTACTTCAATTATAAGACTACTAAAAAGATTGTCTATAAGAAAAAGAATTTTGAAGGTGGCGGTTCTAGAGTAATTGAGAAAGATGACACCTTTAATCCTCCTGCAGAAATGATGGAGGAAGGTACCTTTGAGAAGATTGAGAAGACCATTGACGTATGGTACGAAGGTATCATGGTAATGGGTACTAATATGTTGTTGCAATGGAGGATGTCTGAGAACATGGTTCGTCCAACTTCAGCATCGCAACACGCTCTTCCAAACTATGTGGCCTGCGCTCCTCGTATGTACAAAGGGTCTATTGAGTCATTGTGTAGAAGGATGATTCCTTTTGCGGATTTGATTCAAGTCACCCACTTAAAACTACAGCAGGTTATTGCACGTACAGTTCCTGATGGTGTATTTATTGATGCCGATGGATTAAATGAAATTGACTTGGGAACAGGCAATGCCTATAATCCTGAGGATGCCTTACGACTATACTTTCAAACTGGTAGTGTTATTGGGCGTAGCTATACACAGGATGGTGAATTTAATAATGCTAGAGTTCCTATTCAGCAGCTTACATCCAACTCAGGCTCTGCTAAAACGCAGATGTTGATTACTAACATGAACCATTACATTGATATGATTAGGTCTGTAACAGGACTTAATGAGGCAAGAGATGGTTCGATGCCTGACCCGAACTCTTTGGTTGGTCTACAGAAGTTGGCGGCACTCAATTCAAACACAGCGACAAGACACATCCTTGATGGGTCTATCTATATGTTTAGGTCAATGTCAGAAGCATTGACATACAGAGTAGCTGACATACTAGAGTACTCTGACTTTGCCGATGAGTTTGCTAATCAAATAGGAAAGTATAACGTATCAATCCTTAATGAGATTAAGGACTTGTATATTTATGACTTTGGCATATTCATTGAGATTTCTCCTGATGAAGAGCAGAGGGCTCAGCTTGAGGCTAATATTCAAATAGCTTTGTCTAAAGGCGATATTAACCTTGAAGACGCAATTGATATTCGTGAGATTCGTAACTTGAAACTTGCCAATCAATTGTTAAAGCTAAAGAGAACTAGAACTCAAGAGCGTGAAGAGAAAATGGCTATGCAGAAGCAGGCCATGATTGCTCAGCAACAAATGCAGTCTCAGCAGTTAGCAGCAGAAACTGCCAAGCAAACTATACAAATGGAGACTCAAGCTAAAATGCAAATAAAGCAAGCTGAGGTTGCATTTGATATTGAGAAGAGTAAAAATGAGGCTATGCTAAAATCTCAGTTAATGAGAGAAGAGTTTAACTATAACCTTCAGATAAGAGGCATGGAGATTCAGGACTTTAATCAGCGAGATAAAATGAAAGAGGATGCCAAGGGTAAAAGGATTAGTCAGCAGAACACAGAGCAATCAAAATTAATTAACCAAAGGAAAAATAATCTTCCTCCATTAAATTTTGAATCAAACGAAGACAGTTTGGATGGCTTTGATTTGGCAGAATTTGAGCCTCGATAAAATGTTAAAATAATTAATTAAGT